TGCTATCATTATGCAGATTGAACATGTTGATGCTTTGAATAATTTAGATGCAATTCTCAGAATAGATGGTGTAGATGCTACATTCATCGGACCACTAGATTTACGTGGGTCTATTGATATTAACATGGATCCACTATTATTTAAGAAAATGATTGACAGATACTTAGATGTCTGCCATGAACATAGTAAACCACCGGGTATGCATATAGTTGATGTGTCTGAGCAGAGCATTATTAATGCAGTCCGTGAGGGGTATAAAATGTTAGCACTGGGAACTGACACAATATTTTTAAGAGAGATGGCTAGAAAGGTTATGGAATATGGAACTTGAATATCCACAGAATTTATTCAGATCTCACATTAAAAAGTTCATGAATAAAGTTTTACCAAGCCCACGCCCAGCTCGTGGCATACTCAATAGTGAGGGGTTTGCGTTTTGTGCATTTGCTGAATTCCAAGGTGTTGATATGGTTATTGAGTCTGGTATTTGTAATGGAGGTTCACTTACAATATGGGCAAAACATTTTAGAGATCAAGATATTCCAATTGTTGGGATTGATCTTGATGTTAAGAGTGCTCCAGCAATCCACACAAGTATTTACCCAAATGTAACCATCCTAGCTGGTGATAGTCGAAAGATTATTCCAGAAATGATTGACCAGTTTCCAGAGAAACGTATTGGTATATTTATTGATGGTCCTAAATCACACAAGGCATTGGCTTTAGCTGGTCAATGTTATGGAAAACCAAATGTAGTATTGATTGGTATTCATGATCTTTATGCTAAGTATAATCATGAGGCAGAAAATAGTGCTAGAACTGAGTTTGATAAACTGGGTAAAGAATCAGTTAATGTATGTAAAACTTTCTGTACTGATGATGATAGTTTTATTGCAGATTATATGTGGTTAGATAATGAAGATGGTATTGATTATCTACGACCTGATAAGTATTCTAAATATGGACCAACAATAGGAGTAATACTACGCCCATGAAATTAGCAATTATATACAATGAAGATGACCACAAGTTACGACAAGCGTCCTATTCGCAAACATATCGACACATGTTCGATGCATTGATAAAGTCGCCTAGGGTGACTGCTATACAACATATAACATATGATACAAATGCGAACGACATCGATGCAGACTGTATTATTATATATGATACACACAGTTCTCATCAAATAAAAATCGATGGGTTGTCTCATCATGATGCAGTTAAGTATACTTATTTCAATGATCCACACCAAGAAGAAATGCGTGGTAGGTATGCTGATGGTACATCTGTTTTTAAGCTCGGAGCTGAGGAAAGAGTTAAACGAGCATTGTCTCGTGGTGTTGATTATATCATTTGCCCATATACAGATGGTTATAATCAATTCATTGCTCCGGAAGTTAAAGCACAAGGTGGTAACCCAGAAGATATGTTAGTATGGTTTCCAGTTGCACCGAAACGCCAACGATTCAATGATACAAAACTGGTAGACCGTAGAGCAGCAGTATTAGGCACTGGTCATCTATGGGCTGGTAGAGATGGATTTAGGCCATACAAGTTTAGAGCATGGGCGTACAGCCAACGTGGTATTGAGTATGTCAAACATTGTCTGTCAGACAATAGAATACCCCAAGGAAATTCGTTTATCAGTTTTATTGCTCAATGGGCTGGTGCATTTGCATTGACTGATAATTATGTTGTACCAAAGTATTTGGAGATTCCATTAGCAGGATGTGTCTGCTTTGCTCAGCGTCATGTTGACTATGATAATATGGGATTCGTAGATGGTGTAAACTATGTAATGGTTAACAAAGAAAACTTCCAACATAAAGTAACAGACTTCATGCACAATGTTAAAGAGTATCAGCAAATTGCTAATGCAGGACAACAATTGATTGAACAAAATTTTACAGCTACACATTTTGCTGAATTTATTTATAATCATTATGAATTGACATTAAGTAAAAAAGGTAAATAATATGATTACATTTGGTAATGGTGGCGATGTCGCCGATGCATTTGAAGATATGAAAAGACCACTATGTGAAGACACATTGGTTCAAATTGCAGAACTTGGTGAGCAATTAGCAAAGCAAGGCTTATCACCTGAGCTGCTAGTCTTTGCTGGTAAGTGTAGAATATGCAGTTTTGTACAGAATATTATTATACCAGCTGATGCTTATGATCTTGACAATTTAGAATGTGCTAACTGTGGCAATATGACAATGCAAGAAATAGAAGAAGATGAGGAGGAACTAGAAGAATGGCAGCTGTAGCAACACCAAGTGAAATTCAGATAATTCTTAGACTTACAACTGAGTACCAGTTTATTTCAGATATGATACCCATTGCTCAAGATACATGCGATAGATATTTTGGAACTGATTTTGATGGATCATATCCAGTAGCATTAAAACGACCAGTTGCTACAATGATTCAGTTGATGATGGAAAATCCTGGAATGGTATGGCGTAAAGAAGTCGGAGATGATGAAACTGAATATCGAACTAATGTAACACTGGATAGTATCTTTGCTGGACTAGATGATTTAATTGCAAATGATAGTTCTAGTGGAATTCAAGTAATTAACTTAAGAAGCATCAATGCAGATTTGGGGTATTAATATGGCAAAATCAGATAGAGACTTTGAAATTGAACAAGCTGCTTCTACACTAACACAAGCTGCTGTAATCAAGAAAAATAAAGGATTACATAAAGCTGCTATCAATTTTATTAAGACAAAAACAGAAAATAGAACAGTTAGTTATTAACGGAAACTAATATGCACTATCCAGATAAACTACGAGTGAGACGTAAGACTGTTGTTCCAGATGGCCAAGGTGGTCAGACTGAAACATGGGCAACAGCCATCTCAGATATCAGTTGTTATGTTCGTAGACTTGAAGGTGAAGAACGTGTACTTAATGAGAAGTTATCAAAGTATACTTCTAATAAACTTTATGCCGAACTACATAGATATGGCATGACAAGTGACATTACTATATCTGATGTCTTATGGGTAACACCATTGAATGCTACACTAAGCGATGTGTATGATGTAGAAAGTGTTTATCATCGTAGAGTTCTTGGTGCAGGAACTCCAGCTCAAATTGAAGTTATATTGTTTGTGAGGGATTAACAATGCCAGTACCTGGAAGTCATAGAGTTGAGTTTGAAATGCTCATCAATAAACGAATCAAAACTAAGCTTAAGAAAGTTGGTGCGCTTGTAGTAAAGCGTGCCAAACAATTAGTTCCAGTTAAGACTGGTCGATTGAAACGAAGTATTCATGCAGAGGTACATGAATCAAGTGTTGAGATAATTGCTGATGCTCCAAAAAATGGTGCCGCTGGAAATGAGTCATATGCATACTTTGTAGAAACTGGTGAAGGACGTGGTGCTGCTCAACCATTCTTACGTCCAGCATTACATGGTTCACAAACTGAAATCGAGGAGATATTTAATTCATGAGTATTAGCCGATTAATACAAACTGGTCAAGTAATCAGTTATGATACTGACGATGATGGTGCAATAGAAGCTGGAATAAGCGCAACTCCAAGATTTGTTGATAATGGTGATGGAACTATTACTGACCATGTAACTAAACTAATGTGGCCAAGCGACGTAAGCTCAACAAGTGCCGCAATTGATATTGGCTCTAATTGGTCTAACTCTATAGCATTTTGCAATAGTCTTAACTATGGGGGCTACACAGATTGGCGAATGCCGAATGTTCAAGAGTTATTAAGCATTTTTGATTTTAGTAATTCTAATAATGCTAAGCTTTATTCAGACTTTAGTGGTGGCGATGACCATTGGAATATATGGACTAGCACTACAAATCCTCAAGTAACTGTGAATGCCTTCTATATATTTGTTGGTTTGACATTAGTATCTGGAACAAAGACACCAGGATCTTTGCCAGACTTTGGGGTCATTCCAGTTCGTGATGGGATTGATTCTAATGCCGCTGCAAATCTTGAAGTGGCACTATTAAATCATTACAATGCTGATGCTAATCTCGTATCAATACTAGTCAATGGTTTGTATGATACCAATGCACCCCAGGGTACACAACATCCATATGGTGTATTCCAAATGATAAGTGATAAACCAAAGTATAACTTCTCTGATGACTTTGAAGATATGCTAATACAATTTAAACTGTTCAGTAAAGTCAGTGGATCTGCTGTCGAGCTTGGTAATATGTATGATGCATTAATTGCCTCATTTGATTTTGCAGTGCTGACCCTCGATGATTACTGTACAGTGAGCATGACCAGGGAGAATGCAATAAAAACAAAGATAGAAGATGTTTGGGAATATACTGTTTTATATCGGTTATATTTACAGAGAGACGTCTCTGTACGATAAGTGTTGCTATGTTATAATAAGCGATATGAAAAGTTAATAAAATGACGACAGTCAATAAAAATGTGTAAGCGACAGCTAACGAATCTTGTACAAGAAAAATTAGTTAGGAGTAAATATTATGAGTGACGTAAAAGCCGGCTATCTGGCAAAGGTTGAGATTTCCAGTGGAAATCAAATCTTAGGTGCGTCCAGTTGGGCATACACCGGTGAGTCACGAGATATGCATGAGTCAACCCACTTTGATACTTCGGGGTATAAAATTGATACCCCGTTAATGATTGCTGGTGGTGAGATTACTGTGTCTGGTGATTTCCGATTGAATGATACATCTGGTCGAGATGCAGTCGAAACTGCATTTAAAAATTCTAGTGAGCTACGAGACTTTAGATTGTATGTAGATCAGTCAAGTTATTACTCATTAGATAGTACACTGTTCAGTGGTGAAACAACTACGGGAAGTTATATTACAATTACTAAGGCGCCTACAACCGTTTCATTTGATACAGCTGGTGTGGGTACAATGGAGTTTACTGCGAAAGTAACTGGTGCCTTAACACTTGTTAATGCTGCTGAGAATATTATCATCCAAACTGTTGGACGAGTTGAAGATGGTCGAACATCTGATGTTACTATGTTAGCTAAGCTTTTATCACTAGGTAGTGCAAGTGATAACTCTACAATTGTAGTTGGTTTTCAGTGGGGAACTACAGACTTACTTGGTACACAGTCTGAATATATTCAAAGTATAAGTGATTTAGGTTACTATGGAATTGCTAGAGACATCTCAGACATTTCAGCAGCTGATGATGTTATCTATTACAGAGCTATTGGTGTTGGAGTTGATGATGCAGCAAAGATAGGTTATGGTGCTATCATTAGTGATATGTTCCACCAGACTTTGAATCAATTAAGTACATAAATATTGTTAATGGGTGGTCGTAATAACGCGGCCACCCAACTGTTTTGAAAGGGTTAAGAGAATGCCAAATTTTAAAAGTAAGAATGAAGGCACGTGGTTTGATTTTGATGAGAGCGATCCAAGTATTGGTGGTATATGTCTTAGAACATTGTCACCAACTGAAGAAGAGAAGATTCAATCAATAACTGTTAAACGTACAAGCAAACCTGTTCGTGGTGTCATGACTGAAAAAGTTGATGTAAACACGGTACTGCGAAATGAGTTAATGTATGACTACTGGATTAAAGATTGGACAAACATTGAGCTTGATGATGAAGCTTTAAAATGTACGAAAGCAAATAAAATTAGAATGATGCAAGTCATTGATTTTGCTAA